AGAAGGTCGGCGACTGACCAGATAAACGAGGAGAGGTTTTGTTGATTCATGACTGGCCTAAACTGTAAAGATTCAGGCAGTTTATACAATGTAATACCCTGGTAATCCAGGGTCAGAATTCCTCTACGAAGGCTGTTTTTTGGGGTGTATCACCAGCTGAATCAGTCCAGTTCAACCTAGAGAACCAGGATACCCCGTGTCGCGTAAACGCTGGCCTGAGAGTTAGGCAGGGTAACAGCCCTTCCGAGTGCATTTATCAGAGCAACGACCCCGTCAATTCGCTCGCTGCTCTTCCGCCGTGAAGGCTTTAGGTTCCCCGCGGCATCCTCCTCGACGGCCACATTCGAAGCCATCCACCGTAAGACCGGATTCCCTCCATGCCTAACCCTCCCAGCTAAAAGCAGGTTCATAAGCTCCTTGGTCGGGGTGGATTGGGACGAGAATCCCTGCCCCCATGGTACCACGGTGAAGCCGTCCCCCATCAGCTGCGTGGAGAGGTGCGTCGCGTTCCAACGGTCAATCACAACCTCTGCTATCTTGAACCGCTCGGACAGCTCTTTGATTTTGGCTCGAATGAAGTCGTAGTCCACCACGTTGCCCGGCGTTGTATAGACGTATCCCTGTCTTGCCCACTCGGCATAGGGCACTCGGTCCTTCCGCTCCCGTCTTCCGATATTCTCTGAAGGTATCCAGAAGTGCGGCAGCACATCGTAGCTACCATCAGGACTGGGAAATAGGAGGACTAAGGCGGTAATGTCTGTTGTGGAGGAGAGGTCCAGGCCTGCGTAGCAGGTGCGTCCCGCTAAACGCTCCAGGTCGACGGCTCCATCACACGAATCCCACACCTCGGAGGAAATCCACCGGCTCTCCTGCTCGGTCCATTGGTTAAGGTGCAAGCGACGAAAGGTGTTTGCGTAAGCTGGTATCTCTTTCGCCTTTTTGAATTCCTGATGGAGGTAGTCGGGCTTGAGCGATACCCCAAGGCTCGGATTCGCCTTCGCCCAATTCTCGGGGAGGGTCCAATCATCGTCATCTTCAAGGCCGTAGAGAACCGGGAGGAAGGATGGGTCATCGATTGAGCCATCTGCGACTCTTTTAGCGTAGGAATGAAGCTCCCAGCAGATTGAATTGCGGTCGTATCCAGCGGTGGTGATAGCAACTACGAGGGGCTGACGACGTGCGCCGGTTGAGGTTGTGAGGGTATCCCACAACTCTCGAGAAGGCTGGGCATGGAGCTCATCGAATACGATTCCGTGCGCGTTGAGACCGTGCTTTGTGTACGCATCGGCGGAGAGGACTTTGTAGGTACTCCCAGTAGAGGAGACGGTTATGGCTCTTTTGAAGGCATCGGACCTCTTTGAGAGAGAGGCATTCGCGCTCACCATCTGCTTTGCTACCTCAAAGACGATTGCAGCCTGCTCCCGGTCGGCGGCGGCGGAGTATACCTCCGCTCCATGCTCGTGGTCGGCGAAGAGGAGATAGAGGGCAATCCCAGCAGCGAGGGTGGACTTGCCGCACTTTCGGGGAACGAAGATGTAGGCCGTGCGATATCGGCGAGAGCACTCTTCGGGCTTGTCCGCGTCCCTTCGCTTCCATCCGAAGAGCGGTCGAATAATGCCGTCCCGCTGCCACGGTTCGAGCTTAAACGACTGTCCAGCCCATTCCCCCTTCACGTGTACCAGATACTTCTCGAAGAAGGCGCACGCGAGGTCGGCGGCACGGTCGTCAAACCAGAACTGAGCGTCGATGTTAGTCGTCATTATCCAAAGAGCTCCTTTTCAAGGTCATCTTCGTCCTCACTGGCACCATCAGCTCTAAGCCTACTGCGTGATGACGGGGTCATTCCGAAGTCACCCATCAAAGCTCGCATCTGGTCGAGTGCCTGAGCAGCAACCCTGACGTAGGGGTTCATTACGGGACTCCCCGTACTACCGGAGATGACGCACCCTTCCCGTCGGACGTGTTGCTCGGCGTCAATCCACCGTGAGTAACACATACAGAGGGCAGCGAAGGCGGTCTTATCGATGGTCGTCAGAACACCCGCATCTCGAAGGAGCGGCGCACACCGCAGCCATTCCTCACGAGCTTTTCCGTCGAGGTGCTCTGGCGGTAGCAGCTCCGCATCTGCTCGGTAGGTCGGCTCCGCAGGATTGAGTGGCCTCTTGCCTGGATTGCCACTTAGGAGCTTTAAGGCACTAGGTTTTGGCTTTCTTCCCATAGGTATCTCCACAAAAAATCTCCCCAAATTTCGCGGCGGTGTGCGCGAGGCTGGGGTGGCGGTCTGGAACAGGAGGCCCCAGAGATTTAACTCCCCCTCCCCTTATGTGGTGAGCCTCCTGGCCCCGTTTACGCTGGTGACAGCGATTGCAAAGTGATTGAAGGTTCACCTCGTTCAGTGCTTCGCCTCCGTCCTTGATGGCGACGACATGGTCGACAACCTCGGCAGGGTGGAGACAGACAACGCAGACCGGATTGCGTCGGATGAACCAGCCTCGTAACCGCTGCCACTTCGCGGACGAATAAAAGCCTCGGTTCTCGTCTTGAGCCTTATAAAAAGCCCGCTTGCTTCGAGCGTGGAGGTCGCAACAGCCTTTCTCGACCAGTCGAGAGCAGCTCGGGAATGTGCACGGCTTCAATGGGCGATGTGGCATTTGCTTTCCCTCCGAATTGAGTCTGTGGCGTTCTTTAGGTGGGGCAGTTTCAAGAACGAACTCCCCTGCCTTTTGCGATTAGCTCCCTTTCGGGATTCTGCTCCTCAAGCCACTGGTGGTAGGCCTCAGCATCGATGAGCACCCGTTTACCACGACGCAGAGTGCATCTGCGGTTGAACTCCGGATTGGAGAAAACGAGCCAGCGAAGGCCGCTGACGGAAGGGTCTGGATAGTATTGGTTCCACTTGGTAAGTGGGATGAATCTGTGGATAGAAGGGGTTGTAAGCATTCTCTTTACCTTGCGATGTCGTTACAGGACAACATTGTCCAACAACGCAATCTTGAGAGAATGCTGGGGAGAAGGCATTAGGGCTAAACGTCTTAGCCCTAAAGTTTTTTACTACCGAGGTCCTCGTACGCTACCACCACGCCCCTTGTTCCTCGGTTTGGGAGGAAAATGGACGCCCCTGTCTTTAATGGCCTCCTTGATACCTGGCTTAACTGAGCCGGAAGTAGCGGCATCCTTAAGTTCTCCCTCGAATCCAAACTCTTCGGGAAACTTGGTGATGAAGCCTGCAACTGCTTTCCGGATTTTATAATCAGTCCAGAACGTTTCTTTACCGAGTTTTGTCGCTGTTCGGTTCTTCTGGTAGGCCCCGTCGATAAGTTTGACGACTCTCCCGTTATATCGAACAGCATCGGCCTTCGTCTGAACTGGGACCTGGTGCTGCGTGCGGATAAGAAGAAGGCATTGCTCTGCCCAGAGCATTTTCTCGAGTGGAAAGTCCTCCCCAGGGCTCTGAAGCCAAACAACAAGCGCGTCGATTGCCTCTTTAACCTGGATGAGGCACTCGTCCTTTCTCAACACGTGGGGCTTGTAAGATGGGAACTTATTCGTCTGGCGATGGTTTAGCCCAGCGCCTGGCGACCGATGGGACTGAAAGTCGGCGATGTTCTCCTCCTCATAGGCTTGGAATTTACTGCCCTTGTATGACTGCAACGCCTCCTGCAACCTCAGCTGTAGAATCTCGACGTGTTCCCGAATCTGGAGATGAAATGCCGCTGTATTCATGCCTACCTTATTTTCCATTGATAAATCTCCTGTTCATACTCTCAACTTTATCAGCCAAGTGACTGTCGCTGAGATGCGCGTACCGTCTGACGGTATTAAGGTCGCGATGCCCTAGCACTCCCGCAATCTCGACAAGCGTCGCTGAATTCATCGCGAGATAGCTCGCGGTGGTGTGGCGTAGGTCGTGAAAGCGGAAGTCGGTCAACTCGGCAGCCTTGCGTGCAGCATTCCACGCGGCGGTGATATCGAAGTGTCGCTCACTCACGGGGACAGGCTTACACTCCTTTTGGGGAGAGGGCTTCTCGCCGGGGAATAGGAAATCGGTATCGATGCGTCGCACCTTGGAGTGCTCCCTGAGGAGCGCCAGGGCTTCACCTTTGAGCGGAACATTTCGGCGGTCGCCGTTCTTGGTTTGCTGAAGGATAATCCGCTCTTTCTCGAGCTCAACGTCCTTCCACTTGAGTGAGAGGAGTTCCTCCTTTCGCATACCGGTCGAAAGCGCGAGGACCACGATGAGGTAGAGAGGCTTGTAGCGGCTCTCTTTGCATGCCGCGAACAACCTTTTCAGCTCGTCGTCGTCGAGATAGCGCACCCGAATCTTCCCCTGACCTGGTCGCTCGACCTCCTTTACTGGATTCCTCTTAGCCCACCCCCATCGACGTGCGGCTTTGAACACAGCCGAGAGGCTACAGAGATGCACACGCACACTCCCCGCTGAGAGTTTGTTATTCTGGGTCCGACCCTCCTTGGGCTTTATTTGGGTGAGAGCGTCACTGATGATGACATCGTCGATTGAGGAGAGGAGTCGTGGGCCGATTACTTCACTCCATCGCCGAAGATGACAAGTTCGGTTGATGTCGCACTCAACCTCGGATTGATACCTATCTATCGCTTCCTTGAGCGTGTGACGCTTCGCCTCGACATCATCTAGGTACAAGCCTTGGCGTATCTTTACTTCCTGC